GGCCAGGCTGGTGGATTCTTCGACGAGTTTGAGTATCCGATGGCAACTAACCTGCCCGCTGCGAATTGGAAGAAAACGTCGGCACTGGCTGACAGTTACGGTTCTGACGGCTCAGGCAGCGCAGTGTTCAACGCAGCGGGCAACGGTATGGGTTGGATTGAGTACGTTCAAATATCTAAGCCGCTGTCGGTGCCTGACATGAAGTGCGGTGTCACGCTGTCGAAGCTGCCGACATGGAACGCCGTCGGGGCACTGGGTCAGTCGTCGTGGCGAATCAAGGTGCAGTGCAACCCCGCCAATCAGGAATGCCTCGGCGTGGAGATCGCCAATAACCAGGCCCGGTTCTATTCCATGAACGCCACCGGAACGGTCGCCACCCTTGGCGCATGGAAGGCGATCCCAAACCCCGCCTTGGGTGTGCAGTACACCCTGGAAATCAAGGGCAACGTGCTGACGCTGTATCGCGGCGGGATCGTCGCCGCCACTTATAGCGGCGTAACTCCATTGGCGGGGCGGTGTGTCGGCTTTGGCGCGGAGAAAGTCGTGTACGTCGGCGGTCATCCCTGCATCAACCTGGCTGGCGTGTCCTGGCAGCCCGCATGACGTTCCTCAAGAATGTTACCGGTAAAGGTTTAACCACCAGCATAGCGTTGGAGTTGACTGACCTTGGGATCATGCGGTGGGACGCTGACCGGAATTGTATCGTCGCCATGTTCGGTGATTCGTTTTCGTTTTCGTGGGGTCAGGATTGGCGGGCACCTGTGCTGGCATGTTTCGACCCTGATTTTAATTGTTTAGGTGTGCCGGTCAGGGATGGTATCGCCACCCAACCTGCTAAACAGTTGTGGGATTATGGTCACAATAATCCTGACTTTTCCACTGTGTTGCCGTGCGATTTTATCAGGGTTGGTTCGACGTGGTTTGTTGCGGTCATGCTTACTCAAGGTTTGGGTAAAGAAATAATGACCGAATTTTGGCAGTCGGAGAATCTGATTGATTGGGAATTGACTGGGTTTGGTTTCCCACATCCAGGTTCCGATCCTTGTACCACGATGTTGTCATTCGACCAGTTCGGTGATGATGTTTATGTTGTGGGTACGCATGGGTTGCGGCGGGATGGCCCTGTCAGGATGTGGAAATGTTCAGCCGCAGATTTCCCTAAGGGCGGCTGGTTGCCGGTGAATGACGGTAACCCTATTTTGGGTGGGCGTTACGGCGAGTTGTGTTTACGGAATGTGCAGGGCAATGCTGTTCTGTCATTTTTTGATGAACTGAATTACCGGCAGTCGGCGTTGTGTGTGGCTGATCCTGAGGATGATTGGGGTCAAGCTAATCGTGTTGACTATGTGACGGGTCAGCAGTTACCTCAACTGTATGGTGGATACATTTCACCGGACAGTAAATTAGATGTGCCTAATGGGATGAAGTTTTTTGTGTCTCAGTGGTTGACCGACGGTAACCGTGAATATCATGTTGTTGCTTATGCCGATACGTTACCCGCCAAGGGTAAGGTTGTTGAAACTACTATTGTTGATAAGGTTGAGTCTGTGACCGAAAAGGTTTTGGAGTATGACCATTCGCAGCAGCGGGTGGCGCAAGAAAAGTTTTGGGATTGCGGGCCAGCTTCCACCCAAATTGTGTTGCAGTCTGCTGGTGTCGAAATGTCTGAGGATCAGTTGATCCGCGAACTAGGCACCACCACCGACGGCACTAACACTGTGGAGCAGGCGTTGCCTGTGTTGAATCGTGTCACCGACGGGCAGTATAAAGCTGTGTGGCTTCCGCATGATCCTCCGACGCAACGTGAAGAAGATACGTTGTGGAACAATATCAAGGGGAGCATCGACGCGGGGTTCGGGTGTGTACTTAATTTTGAGGTACCATCTAGCAACTTCCCTAGGGGAACTAGAGGTTCTGTTTCTCCGCAGTATCGTGGCAATAAAATTTGGCATTATGTCGCGTGCATGGGTTATGCGGATGACGGGCCGGGAGGAAAACATGTTTGGATAGCTGACCCTGGTTTCCAGCCGTTCGGCTACTGGATGAGTTTACATCAGGCAGCTAGTGCTATCCCACCCCACGCATACGCCTACGCTAGTGTCCAAGTGAAGCAGGATAGGCCCGTATTGGCCCCTGTAAGCCACGTAGAGGCACCGGAACACCTGGATGGGGTTAGTTCACGGTCTGCGTATAGAACGCCGGGAGAGGGGCCGCTAGGCCCACTTGAGGTTGTCCAGTTGAATGATGATGCGTTGCTGCACCAGTTGTGGGTGGAGTGGTCTGCCGTCACTATCGGTGACACCGATGCGGTGTATCGTGTTATCAGGTCAGCCGCCGGTCACGGGGCTGACACGTCGCCGGAGTTCATTCAGCGGGCTAAGCGGGTGCTGTCTCATGTCGATCAGGCGGTGCTGGCGTTGGTGTTAGGTAAAATTGAGCAGGTTGAACCTGCACTAGTGGAAGCGTTGACTAAATAATGAATGCACAAACAAGAAGGTGGTTGTATCTCGCGTCGGGTGTCGCAGCCGCAGTCATACCGATCCTCATCCAGTTGGGTGTGTTGGACAGCGGTCAGGGTGAATCAACAAACACACTGATCCTCACTATCGCCAGTTTGTTTGGCGCTACTGGGGCGGCTACCGCCGCTAAGCACACTCACCAGCAGATCAAGGAAGGGTTGCACGATCCGGCGTTGCCGCCGGTTGACCAGCTACGGGAGTCAGCCAATCAGGTTCTTGCGGAAGCCCAGCAAGCTCAGGTTAACTTGGATGTGCTGAAAGACATTACCGGCAACATAGCGGGCCAGGTGCCTGTGGTGGGCGGTCTTGTTCAGCAAGCTATGGATCAAATTTTAGGCTCTAATAAGGGGTAGCTTATGGGTAAACGTGTAGCACCAGCAGCATTAGCTATTTTTCTGGGTGGCGTGTGGGCGGTATTGACCGCCAAACATATTCCGCCGCCGCAGGCGTTGAACCAAGCTATTATAGCGGCGGTTGGTGCTGCGTTTGCGGTGGGTGCCGCACCCAAGAAGGAGGATAAAGGTGAAGAATGATCGGATAGACAGGTCAGGTTTATACACCGCACCTATCTGGGTTGGGTTACTCATCACCGGGCTATATATTTTGTTTCACCCTCAGGTGGAGTTCGGTATCTCAAACTTTGAGGAAAACCTGCTAGGGTTACTGTTCAGTGCGGGTGCCGCCGCTTGTGTTGCGGGAGTGTTTATCAACAACTGGAGGACCGCATATAAGGTGGAGATAGCGGGGTTGGTGGTTATCTGTGCGGTGTTGGGGTTGTTGGCTTTCGCCACCGACTTGTCGCTGCTGCAACAGTTCACTATGGCTGGCGGGTTGGGTGCGCTGGTACAGATAGGTTCACTGCGAGCTATCACAGTCTTGGGTTCCGCGTTACTTAGGGGCAAATAGGAATAGGGCGGGGAGAGTAATTAAACTCTCCCCGCCCCTTTTTTGTTATCCGCAGTTTGTTTTTACTTCCATACCCGGCCACACAGCCCTCAACATACCGGACCCCATAATTAACTTCATACAAGTAATACACGGCATCCTGGTCACATAGATGGTGGCACCTTGCATGTCCTCACGGTCACAGTGGATAATCGCATTCTGCTCAGCATGTAACGCTACACAGTTGTCATACGATTGTGTGCTACCTTTGGGGATGGTTCGTCTGGGACAGCTTTGGCAGCCGGGATAACCGGCAGGACTGCCATTATACCCAGTAGCTCGTATTCTGCGATCCTTAACAATGACCGCACCCACTTTATCACGTTCACAATCACTCCGTTTCGCTACAGCATCAGCGATATCCATAAAATAATCTGACCAAGATGGTCTGTCCACACTCATCTCCGTTTCAACGCCCGCAGCAACGTCAACCCACCGCGATCAAATAAGGTGTCGGCCACAGCTAACTGTGTAGCATATGTGTGGGCATCCACAAGGGTGTCACATGAATCATGCCATATGTCACCGTCGTAGATACGCCACTCACCGTCACGGTATAATATTTTCCAGTTGCTCATTTCCGCTCCATCCCCAACATACGCAGGAGTCACACATTTTCACGCCGTCTCCCGAGTCGGATACCGGCAAATTAGTGTATGGGCAGATCATCCGATCAGCCCCTCAAGGTCAGCTTCATACTCCGTCACGATGTATCGCAACTCATCTACCCGCAATTCAGCGGCAGCCAGGCGACCGATAGTAACATCTAACTCGACCGCCGCCCGTTCAGCTTCGTCAACAGCTTGGTGCAACCTACGAACGAGATCAGGTAGGCAACCGTGAATAGCGGTAACAAAATCGGCATCAGCTTCTTTATCAAAGTAGCCGACAAATGTTCTTTCACCGTGTGAATCAACCGAATGAACATCGTACCCCGTTTCTCCTGTGTCCTCATAATCCCAATACGTTTCCTCAGCACCGGTAGTGTACGAAAACAGTTGAAACAGGTGGTCAAAAAACTCTACGTCATCCATTGTTAATTCTTCCTCTCAGTAATCTGCATTATACAATGATCCCCAGGACCGTCCACCGACCTCAGAGTCGGCACCGACATGAACGCCACGAAAGGTGGTGGACATGATTTTTGCTATCTCAGATGCACCCCAGGCAGCTTTAGCTGCCGGAACAGATGCCAACACCTCATCGTGGATCGGCAACCTGAGGTATGGTGTGAACCCAGCTTTGTGTAGCCGGATTAGGCCACCGGCTGTGATATCCCTAGACGACGATTGCACCATATAGTTGAGGGCAGCATACGGCCTGTTCTCATCTACCGGCAACACCCTACCCGACGGTGTGGTAACATACCCATTCATGGTGGCATCCCGTTGTAGCTTACGGGACAGTTCTTTAACCTTAGGGTATGCTGTGTCGAATCCGGCGATAACCTTCTTGGCTAACCCCAGATCAATGTCGGCTTGTCCGGCCAGATTCTTAGCACCACCACCATACACGGTCAAGAAGTTAGTCATCTTACCAATCTTCCTAGACACACCGGAAGCGTCGGCGGTAATTTGGTGTAGATCGTCGCCGTCGATAAACGCCCGTTGCATAGTGGGGTCACCCGACAGCCCCGCAAGTACACGCAACTCCTGTGCCTGATAGTCCACAGACACCATCACCTGTCCCGGTTCCGCAACAAAGCACCGCCTCACCAACCAGTCGCCTGCCGGTAGCGTCTGAGCCGGGATGCCGGTAATCGACATTCGGGCTGTCCTCGCCCTCAGCGGGTTGATTGATGCGTGGCACCTTCCCGCAGAATCCGCTTGCCTCAGAAAGCCATCTACCCATGTTGTTCTCCATTTCCTAGCTTTCTTAGCCTCAACCACGGCGTGAGCAAATTCGTCACCTTGATCTACCAGACGTTCCAGCAGAACCTTATCCACCTTCTTCCTGCCGGTCGGTGTGCGACCGGAGATAGTGACACCCCTTGACTCTAACACAACGGCAACTTGGTCGGTTGAGTTAACATTCTCGCAACCCATCTGACCGGCTTTCCAAGTGTAGTCCAGTTCGGCGCAATGTAAAGTTTCGGCCAGATTCTTTGTGTATTCGATATCCAGCAGGAATCCGGTACGCTCCATGATAGCACACACTTCGGCTAGCTGATGTTCAAAGTCGATCAACTTATTTGACACCGCAGGCACCAACGGCAGCAGCTTAGCATACAGCCTAGCGGCCAGAATGGTGTCCATACCAGCATACAGCAGATAGTCAGGATTATCTAATTCTACTGTCTCCCAAATGTCTGCAACTTTACAACCGGTGTCCGACGCCAATGTTTTCATCAGAGTCTTAACAGAATCAGCCACATCTGAGTCGATGTGTTTGCGTGTCAAATCCTCCAACGAGTGCCCGGTACCGCCTTCTTGCTTGGCGCGAGGATCAACCAGATGTGCAAGAATCTTGGTGTCACGAACCTTAGGCCACAGTTCCTCCATCGGCAACCCGAAACACCGGTCAAACACCTGTAGATCGTAGGCGGCGTTCTGGAAGATCAAACATTGCACACCCCTAAGCGAACGAACAACCGTGTCGGTGAACATCCCGCCACGCTCAACCGGAACAACCCAAGATTCTGTAGCTGTACCAAACTGCACCAGCCGACACTTGAAGGTGTCTGAGAAAATGTCAAGGCCGGTTGTTTCTGAGTCGCATCCCAGGATACGCAGATTGGCCCGAATGAAATCACGAAAACCTGCAAGGTCATCCTCCGATTCGACCACATTGATTGTTACCGGTTGGCCTGCTACTTGGTGTGTAAATGTTTTCATACCAGCTACCTACTATTCATTTCTTGAAATATCACAAACTTAGCCATTTCCAGCAACCCCAACGCCTCCACCGCATTATAGTTTTCCGGTGTGACCATACGGAACCCTAACTTACCGTCGCCGTCGATGTATCTAGCTAACCGTATTTCGACGGTGGTTATAAATTCGCCCTCAGACATTGGTTAACCTTCCCGAAAGGGGCAGGGGGAGCCGGTTAAGGCTCCCCCTGTCCGACACATCAGAGCCAGACGGGTTGCTCTGACGAACCACGCGGCGGCATCCACGCCTTCCACGTCTTACCATTCTTACCCACACCCGTCTTATAGGTCCAATCAGGGCCGGGAGCCTCAGAAGTTCCCTCAGGTGCCTCATTGCCAGGACGGGCCGGTGCCCCACCAGATGTGTTAGCTTTCGCTGACCCACCGGAGAAGTGATTACCGGCTTTCTTCACCTTATCCATCAACTCAACGAGAACAGCGGCCTGGTCACCGGACAACTGCTCATATGCGTCAGGAATGTCTGCGGCATGAATCACGATCCACGGTGCATCAAATCCGGCACCGCCCTTCAGGGTAACCGTAAGACCCTCACGTCCGGTAGACTCAGCTTTAGGTGTGGTCGCCTTCTTAGGTGCCGCCTTCTTGGCGGGAGCCTCAGTGAAAGGTTCAGGTGCGTCGGTGTCAGCTACCACGTCGGCAAACGGATCAATATCGGACAATGTACTACCTCCATCTTTAGCGGCCTCTAGCCGCTGTTTTCCATTGCTCCAAGCGGAGTCAATGCCTCTTAAGCAGGCACCCTCAAAGTGAGGGATACCGCATCCATTACAGTACGCTACCTTATCGGACAGGGCAAGCCCCGGTAGCACAGTTTTCATCAATACCATCCCCAACCTCATGTGCCAGATTGGATTCGTATTCCCACCGTTCGATACGCTCATATGGACACTGAGGCATCGTCAGTTCAGGGAAAAGAGTCCCACCTTTAAGTTTACCACCAAAGGATAGGATACGATCCATGATGTGTTCGGGGCTGTACTGTTGCGGATCAAAGTTAGCGGTATAACTGACAGCGTTGTCAGCCCACAACTCTTGGTACAATGCTTGGAAGCGTAGCATATCCACCAACGTAAGATCGTCAGCAGATTCTACCAGACGCTCAGCCTCATCGTCACCATACATTTTAGCAACCTTATCCAACAGAATATCTTTCGTCGGAATGGCAACTACCGCAGTGTTAGGTGCATACAGGTCATCTTCAACCTTATATCCTTGCGCTTCCAGATCATACACTTGCTCCATAGCGTCACCCAACTTGTTGAACCTGACACGTCGGATGAACCACTTCGCAAAGATCGGATGCACACCCTCAGACACACCTGGCATCTTAGCGATAGTGCCGGTGGGTGCTACTGTCCGTTTTTTGACCGGCACCGGGATACGCAGATCGTGGCAGAACGATACCGCCGCATCATCCACCTGGGTTGCCAGGTTTCGTAACAGATTGCGGAACGTATCGTCAAGGTGGGCCTCAGAATATTTGTGACCCGACATAGCGATAAATGATGCGACACCAAAATGCCCGACACCGATACGCCGGTTACGATCAAGAACCTCGCGGCTCTTAGGATCAGACACCTTGGAGAATGTGGCACGAATCAAGAATCGTGTCATTAATTTGTGAGCCTTCCACAAACCATCCAAGTCGATCCTACCGGTGTTGTCGATGAACCCAGCCAAGTTGACATGCCCCAGGTTACATGGCTCCCACGCCTCAAGCGTAATCTCGCCACAGGGATTGGTGCAAATAACTTTGTTAGGTTCACCGATGTTAGACATAGATGAATCCCAGAAGCCGGGTTCACCGTTGTGTTGCATACCCTCGCTGATAGCCTCCATCACCTTATGTGCGTGCCACGCATGACCGTGACCTTGCTGCTGCCAGAACTGATCGTCAACCTCAACGCTGATGTTGGTTGTCCAATGCGAACCGGATGCCTGTTTGATGTTGATGAACCGTTCAATCTGCGGGTCAGCCCAATGCATCATAGCCATACGCGCAGACCTACGGACACCACCGGCAACCACACACTGTGCGATAGCGTGGTCGATCTCCATAGCGGAGATACCATCCAACATTTGACGATCCTTACCCAACTTGGACAGAACCTCAGCTACCTGTGTCAGCATCATAGCCAACGGCACCGGGCCTGACGCGGTACCACCAAAGGTTTTCAGTTTCGCACCCGCATGTCGGATACGGCTGATATCATACACCCGATTGGTGTGTACGGTGTCGGTGCGGTAGAAGGTGTCGATCAGGTCGGTGAGTGCGGCAGCCCAACCTTCACGCGAATCTTCAACCGGGAACGCCCCAGCCCACTCAGAATCGTAGTCAGTTGACAACAGTTTAGCTTCCGCAACATCCAGAAAGTCT